TCAAGGACGACGCAAACTTTGCAAGACGTGTAAAAATCGAGCTCGCGCTAAGGTTTTATCAGCCTCATACGAAGAATACCTACGCAACCTGTACTCACAGAGTAAATCTGCAAACAGGCCCGCTAGTGGTAATAGTAGAAACCTTCTATGGGAGATAACACCTGAAGACCTAATTGCGCTTTGGGAAAAGCAAGAAGGTAAGTGCGCCCTGTCCGGCGTCTACTTAACGCACCATAAAGATGGTTCCGGTAAGAAGGAGTACAACGCCTCCATAGACCGCATCTCCCCCGAAAAAAATTACACCCCCGAAAACATCCAATTGGTCTGTTTCCGTGTCAACATCCTCAAGCACGCCCTGTCTGAGGACATGTTTTACTGGTGGGTCAAGACCATCCACGATTTTTCTTGTGATTAATTATTAGCCACGCTAATATGTCGCATGCATGAGATAGAAGTAGTAGCAATCGATGGGTTAGATGAGGCGATTGTAGGGTCCACGATCCGAAATGGTCGTGAGGTTCTCGCCTATAACTACGATAAAGCTATTTCGATAATAGTATCGCAAGGCAACTCTAAGGAGTTTGCCGAACAGTGGATCGCAGAAGTGTCAGCGGATGAGTTCGAGGGCGCTCCTGCATTTGTGTATTTCGATAATGACCAAGAGTTTTATGGATCTAGCACCCCAGCAGGAGTCATCGTCCACTGACCTAGTCAGTGAGCACACGGAATTCCAGTCGCATATGCCGTACATGGGCATAAGCCGTGGATCGCTAACCATGCAGCAAGAAAAGCTGGTCTCGCTCATTAGCTCGGGTATGACAATCGCTGCCGCGGGACGTGGTGCGGGGTACTCTTCCCCGCAAGCAACCTACGCCGCCGCAAAAGTCCCCGATGTACAGCAAGCAATCGAGTATTTCCGCCAGGAAATGCGTGAGGAAGTGAAGTTCACCAATCAGCACGCGCACATGATGTATATGGAAGCGTACAACTCGTCGGCAAACGCCACTGAGATGAAGAACACCACCGATTCCCTGGTGAAGCTGCACGGTTTGGCTGCACCCGACAACGCCACCCAAGTAAATATCAACATTAACGGCACCAAGCAGCTAGAGCGGATGACCGACGAAGACCTGTTGAAGATTGCGGGTAAAGATCTCGACTACCTTGAACCTAAGAGTGATTAATTATGATGATGAAGCCAAAGAAAAAGGCGGCACCTAAGCGTAAGCCAGCTGCGAAACCTGCGAAGAAAAAGGTTTATAAGCCTTACTAAAATATGACTGAAGTCACGAAGGTCGAATGCATACGCTGCAAAGCGTCGCATCCCGAGACGCTGTACTCGGGAGATGATCGACTCTGCGTGTATTGCAAAGCGGACATCGCGGAGCAAGAACCGCTACCCGCGACCCCCGAGCCCGTCGCTGCAGCTGAAGAAACACTAGAAGAAAAAGCGCGCGCGGAGCTCGCCTTACGGTTCCTGACTCGTAAAAGGCTGCTCCCCTTCGTGGAGCGGTTTAACCCAGATTACCAAGCAGGCTGGGTACACAAAGATATTTGTAAACGACTGGAGGAGTTCTCTAGAGATGTTACCGAAAAGAAGTCTCCCCGACTTATGCTCTTCATGCCTCCGCGGCATGGTAAAAGCACTCTTGCATCTGTGGCATTCCCAGCGTGGCACCTGGGCCGAAACCCTCAACACGAATTCATTAGCTGCTCTTACTCGGGCTCGCTCGCTATGGGCTTCAGCCGTAAAGTTCGCGGCTTACTACGCGAAGAAGGGTTTAAGTCGGCTTTCAAAACTCGCCTTGATCCGCAGTCTCAGTCAGCCGAGGCTTGGCTTACCACTGTGGGTGGCGGTTATGTTGCTGCTGGTGTGGGTGGCGGTATCACTGGTAAAGGGGCTCATATCCTTGTTATCGATGATCCTGTAAAGAACCGTGACGACGCTGAATCATCAAATGCTCGTGACTCAGCTTGGGACTGGTATACGTCGACTGCGTACACCCGTCTCGCTCCTGGTGGTGGCGTGCTCGTTATTCTCACCCGTTGGCATGACGATGATCTTGCGGGACGCTTACTTAAAGCAGCAGCGGACAACGGAGAACAGTGGGAAGTTGTTAACTACCCTGCACGAGCCGAAGTTGATGAAGAGTTCCGCAAGCAGGGAGAAGCCCTGCACCGCGAACGATATGACGAAGACGCGCTTGCGCGGATAGAGAAAGCGGTTGGCCCGCGAGACTGGTCAGCGCTGTACCAGCAGAACCCCGTTGCTGATGATGGTGAGTACTTCACCAGGGAAATGATCAATTACTTCGATTACGAGGACATTGATGAGGACCGCATGAAGTTCTACTGCGCATGGGACTTGGCGATCGGTAAGAACGACAGGAACGACTACACCGTCGGCATCGTTGTAGGTGTTGACGAGTACGATCAGCTGTTCGTGATGGACATGGTCCGTGGCCGGTTTGATGGTTTCGAGTTGGTCGAACAGATCCTAGATATGTATGAGCTCTGGAAGCCGTCGATCATAGGTATAGAGAAAGGACACATCGAGATGGCCCTCGGGCCGTTCCTCGAGAAACGTGTTCGTGAGCGTGGGCTCTACGAAGCGTACTTCAAAGACCTCAAGACGGGGCGACGGGATAAAGAAGCCCGTGCAAGAGCGATCCAAGGTCGGATGCAGCAAGGCATGGTATTCATGCCAAGAGATGAAGAATTTACCGGCCCTCTGGTAGCAGAGTTATTGCGCTTCCCGAACGGGGTACACGACGACCAGGTAGACGCCCTGGCTTGGATTGGTTTGATGATGACTGAGTTCAGCACCTTTGTTGAAAAAGTCGAACACATACCGAGCTGGCGCGACAAGTTGCCTGGATTACTGAAAGGCGAACGCACGAAATCACCTATGAGCGCATAACATGTTAAAGACTAAGAAGATGGACCCTGCAAAGGAAGAGGAAATTACACGGACCCAGTGGGCTAGGTATGAGCGCGCTCGGGACAACGGCCACCTAGACTACGTAGACATGGCACTCAAATGTGACGAGTACTACCAGGGTGATCAGTGGGATGAAGACGACGCAGCAGCACTCGAGAACGAAGGTCGCCCTGCTCTAACGATCAACACCATTCTTCCTACTATTAACACCATTCTAGGTGAGCAGTCATCGCGTCGCGCGGACGTTAAGTTCAAACCACGAAGAGGTGGTGATGAAGAGGTAGCGCACACGCTGACTAAGTTGTACATGCAGATATCCGACAGCAATAAGCTGGACTGGGTTGAGCAGCAGGTGTTCTCTGATGGTTTGATTATGGATGGTCGCGGATATTTTGACGTTCGCATGGACTTCAGCGATCACGTTGAAGGTGAGATCCGAATCACGGCCAAAGACCCGTTAGACATACTCATCGACCCCGATGCAAAAGACGCAGACCCTAAGACTTGGAACGAGGTGTTTGAGTCTAAGTGGATGACCCTCGATGAGATCGAGGAGCTGTACGGCGCAGACAAGGCGGAGCGCCTGTTGTTTGTTGCCGAGAATGGCATGAGTTTTGGTCCTGACTCTGTGGAGTATCAGGAGACTCGATTCGGTGATACGGACGACAACGACGACTACTTCGGAGCCGGTGTTCCTGGTGATGAGGAGTACCGCAACGTTAAGTCTTTGCGCGTCGTTGAGCGGCAGCACAAGAAGCTGGTCCGCGCATCGTTCTTCGTAGACAAGAACACGGGTGATCAGAGAGAGTGCCCCTCCCAGTGGAGCGAAGCGAAGTGTAAGAAGTTCGCGAAGAAGTACGACATGGAGATGGTATCAAGAGTCGTGCGCCGCGTTCGTTGGACCGTGACCTGTGATCAGGTTGTGTTGCACGATAACTGGTCCCCATATAACGACTTTACCGTTATCCCCTTCTTCTGTTACTTCCGAAGAGGTAGACCTTTCGGCGTGGTGCGTAACCTACTGTCTCCGCAGGAGCAGCTGAACAAGATCGCGAGCCAGGAACTCCACATCGTAAACACTACCGCGAACAGCGGCTGGATGGTTGAGAGTGGATCGTTGGTTGGCATGACAGCTGACGACCTCGAGGAGCACGGTGCAGAGACAGGTCTCGTCCTTGAGTACGCTCGAGGTACGCAAGCCCCGACAAAAATCCAACCAAACCAGATACCAACAGGTCTAGATCGAATCGCTCAGAAAGCAGCGTTAAACATTAAGACTATTTCTGGTATCAACGACTCAATGATGGGCACGGACAGCGCGGAAGTATCCGGCGTTGCCATCCAGGCTAAGCAGAACCGTGGCGCGGTTATGATCCAGGTGCCACTGGACAACCTGGCTAAGAGTCGACAGTACCTAGCAGAGAAGGTTCTTAACCTGATTCAAACCTTCTACACCGAGCAGCGCGTTATCCAGGTGACTAACGACGAAGATCCGATGCAGCCACGCGAGCCTATGGTCTTAAACATGGAGACTCCCGAGGGCGACATCATCAACAATCTGACGCTTGGTGAATACGACGTGATTGTTGCGTCTGCACCTGCCAGAGACAGCTTCGATGAGACGCAGTTCGCTGAAGCACTCAGTCTCAGACAAGCCGGTGTTGCTATCCCAGATGATGCGATTGTTGGGTACAGCCATCTCCTCAAGAAGGAAGAGTTGGCCAAGCGCATTCGCATAATGACTGGTCAAGAGCCTCCATCTCCAGAGAAGGCGCAGGTCATGCAGCAACAGCAGATGCTGGCGATGCAGAACTTGCAGCTTGAGACCATGAAGCTCCAAGCAGAAGTCGAGAAGCTCCAGTCAGAAACCTCGGTCAACGTTGCGAAGATACAAGAAGTGGCTGAAGTTAGCCCGCAAGTACGAATGGCTGAGCTGCAGGCGAAGATTCAGATGAATCAGGAGCAGTTACAGCTGCGGCGTGAGCTTTCAGCGGCAACAAACGACATCCGAGTAGGACAAAGTGAAACATCCGCTGCGACGAAGATAGCTACGACAGCTATGCAGCAATCTAGAACTCAAAACAACCAGCAATAGGACATTGATATGAGTAATGAAGAAGACACAGCAGTAGAGCAGAAAGAAATATCGTTTGATTACATGCCAGGAGCTGATCGTCCAGAGGATGAGGACGCCCCTGCCCTGGATTTAAGCTTTGAAACCCCTGAGCCAGAGCCTGAAGTGGCCGAGGAAACAGAAGAAGTAGTGGCTGAGGCTGAAGAAGCCGAGGAAGAAGAGACGGTTACTGAAGAACCTGAGGAAACTGTTCCTGAAGATGAACAAAGTACAGAAGAAGAAACAGAAACCGAAGAAGAAACCGAAGAAGCGCCTGTAGTCGCCGAAAAACCGGCGAAGAAAACGATGGTGCCCAAGGCTCGACTCGATGAAGTGCTAGCAAAGCAGAAAGCGCTCCAAAAACAGCTCGATGAAATCAATGCAGCAAACGAAAAATCGGCAGAAGCGCCTGATGCTTACGATTTTGACGCAAAAGAAGTCGAATACCAGAACATGGTGCTCGATGGAGAGACCGAAAAAGCGGTAGCGCTTCGTCGAGAGATCCGAAAAGCCGAGCGCGAGCAGCTTGAGTTTGAAATGCGCCAAGAAATGAACCAAACGGTCACCCAAGACCGCCAGATGACTGCTCTTCAGCAGGCTGCGAACGCGATGGAAGATGCTTACCCCATTTTCGACCGTAATTCTGAAGCCTACAACGAAGATGTTACAAACGAAGTCGTCGAATTGCGCGATGCATTCATGATGAAGGGCTACGAAGCGGTTGATGCCCTGTCAAAAGCCGTCAAGTACGTTGTAAAAGACCATGATTTGGACCAAACGCAAGAAAGTGCTCCAAGTTTGGCTGGT